CTTCTGCCTGGCTTATTGTATAACGATTATTATAAAACTGTGTCACCAGAGGAACTAAACGATACTAATATGTTATATTCTATAGTAGTTGCAAATAACTTTAGGTTACTTAATCAAGCCAAAGACAGTTGTAATAAAATAAGATAGCAATAAATATATCTGTGTTAAAAGAAAAAGTAATAGAAATCAAACACTACTCAGATAGGCTGTTTAGTTTTAAAACCACACGCGATAAAACATTCCGTTTTAAAAATGGTGAATTTGCTATGATTGGTTTAGATGTAGACACAACTGTAAAAGGCAGTCCTCTACCTAAGAAAACAATGAGAGCATACAGTATTGTAAGCACAAACTATGATGACCATTTAGAGTTTCTAAGTATTATAGTACCAGATGGTCCGCTAACAAGCAAATTAAAGAATTTACAAATTGGTGATGAAATATTAATTAATCCAAAAGTCACAGGCAGTTTGGTATGTGATTATTTGACCCCTAAAGATAATTTAGTATTATTAGCAACTGGCACTGGAGTAGCACCATTTGTTAGTATTGTCAACGACCCTGATACATACAGCAGATTTAAAAAAGTATATTTGTTTCACACAGTAAGAAATGTAAACGAATTAGCATACATAGAATCGCTAAATAGTATAGAAGAAGATTTACCTTTTACTTACATACCAACTGTAACTAGAGAAGACTATGGTAGAACTGGTCGCTTTTGGCAATATGTTGAAGAATTTTTACCAGGTGGCTTCCTCAAAGAAAGAGACGGCATAATGGTGTGCGGTTCTCCAGGTATGAATAAGGAATGTCGTACTTTGTTTAAAACACTAAATTGGCAAGAAGGTAATACAGGCGAAATGGGCGACTTTATGTTAGAAAGGGCATTTGTAGATTGATGGATTCAAACAAAATTATAGATGCTCTTAGGCAAGGAGTAGTAACAGTAGTATTTGAAAAGATAGACACAAAAGAAATTCGAACTATGCCGTGTACTCTTAATCAAGAAATACATAAACAAAGTATTGATATAAAAAAATACGATACTACTAGTGATACAATTATTATGTATGCATTAGATAAAAAAGCATGGCGTGATGTAAGAGTCAATACTATCAAAGAATGGTACGAAGGATATCCAAAAGAATGAAATGGGTTTATAGTGGTTATGCTGTAATAGTATCTATATTATTACTTACAGCACTCCAAGTAGTTGATCCTACACCAATACAGAATTTAAGAAATCAAACATTTGATGCATATCAAAAACTAGACGAAATTAAACAAAGCAACGAAGTTGTTATTATTAACATAGGCGAAAAAAGTCTAGAAACATTAGGGCAGTATCCTTTTCCTAGAACTACATACGCTCAACTCATATATGATATTAGACAAAAGAATCAAGGCATAGTAGGCTTCACTCTTATGTTTCCTGAAGCAGATAGATTTGGAGGAGACGAAGTTTTTGCTTCATGGATAAAGGGTAACGGAATAGTGTTATCTCAGACACCAAGCACAAGAGGAATTAAGACCACAGGACCTCATATTGGCACTGGAGTAATCGGTCCTACAACAGCACAGGACTTTCTCCTAACTTGGCCAAATTTAGTAACAAACATACCTGAACTAGAAGCAGAAGCACTTGGCATAGGCGTAAATGCATCAGCACCACAACCTGATTTTGTTACAAGAACGTATCCATTAGCAATAGGAGTAGAGGGAAAAATATATCCCTCGTTTGCTATAGAAATGTTACGAGTACAAACAGGCAAACCCAGTTACATGATTAAAACAACAGAGATAGGCATAAACGAATTTGCAGTTCCGCCTTTTGATCCTATAGTAACATTGCCAAAAGGCGATGCATATATACGTTACAATAATACGTTTGAAGAAGTAGAATATACGGACATAAACAGTTTACCTAATATGGGTGGAAAGTTTGTTATAGTAGGTGTTACAGCAGAAGGTATTGCTAACCCTGTACCTACTCCAAGAGGCAACATGTATCCACAGCATATACAAGCACACATGCTACAGAACTTTATAGATGGATCAAATATACAGCGGAGCCAGTTATCGTCGCTTATAGAACTTCTGTGTGCGTTGTGTGGTATGATTTTAATAGCCTTAGCGGTGTATAAGTTACCGTTGCTGTGGACAGCACCGATATCACTGCTAATTTTAGGTGGAGAAGCATATGGTAGTGTGTGGTTATATCAAAATAAATTACAATTAGTAGATGCAACTTTTCCTGTGTTAAGTGGATTTTTAGTGTTTACACAATCAGCATTTAATAACTTCTATAAACAATACAAATTACGTCAACAAATCAAAGGACAGTTTGGTACTTATATATCCCCGGACTATGTTGATATGTTAGTTAAAGATCCTAGTCTAATGAAACTAGGTGGCGAAAGAAAAGAAATGAGTTTTATGTTTGCTGACATAGTCGGCTTTACACCTATATCAGAAAAGTATATGAAAGCGGATGACCCAGAAGGATTAGTAGAACTCATAAACAGTTTCTTAGATAAAATGACCAAAATAGTTTTAAAGAACGGTGGCACAATAGACAAGTTCATGGGTGACTGTATAATGGCATTTTGGAATGCACCACTACCATGTGAGAATCATGCTGAGATGGCCGTTAAAACAGCAATAGAGATTGAACTATTAGGTGACGAATTAGAAAAAGAAATGGAAGAACGTGGCTTGCCAAGAGTAAAATTTGGCACAGGTGTAAACACAGGTACATGTATTGTCGGCAACATGGGTGCTGAAACTAGATTAGATTATAGTGTTGTAGGCGATGCTGTAAACTTAGGTGCTAGATTAGAAGCACAAACAAGAGCAGAAGACACACCAATTATTGTTTCTGAATATACTTATATGGAATGCCCTAACATAGCATTTGGTAATATAGGAGAAGTTACTGTTAAAGGTAAAGTAGATCCTGTAAAAATGTACGCCCCATTATTTGACGGCGAAATAAGAAAACTTTACAAGTAATTATTCGTCTGGTGACCAGTGTCCCATAGAACGGAACACACTTCTAGCAGTAATAAGATCCTTCTTTAGTTCAACAAGATAAAAAAATTCAAAAGGCTTTTCACCTATTTTTTCTAATGGATAATGATAGGTTGATGTTATGGTATCTATTGCTGTTATGTCTTTTGCAACACAATTTATAATAGAGTTACGCCACTCGGCATCTTTGAATAAATCAAGTACAAAAGCATGTGCTTCACTTTCAGGATTATAACTGTTCATTATATTGAGTAATTCATAATATAATGCTCTGATAGGATTTAAATTATCTCTGTATTTAGAACTTACAACAGGAAATCTCCACTTGTCTTCTTTGGTACATTGATGCTTATAAAAGTACAAGTATTCTTCCATAAATGATTCATATATGTTTTTTTGACTTTTACGCATTCTACTTGCTAGTATGCGTCTTAGTTTACTTAATAGTTTTAGGTGATATTCAGATAACGATTCATTATAAACATTAAATAAATCATCAGGATTCATACGGCCGTCAATAAATTCGGGCGGTATTTCGTTAGACTTTGCAAACTTTATTAGTAAGTTCTCTAATCTTATCTTTTTAAAATCTATTATATCTGACATTTATGTAAATTTAATATAGTATTAAGTTTTTCGTTACCTTTATTGTAACTTAAGGTTGCTCTGGCACCCTCGTGTAATGGCTTTGGCCATGTACCGATGTCTACCCAAGCATACCCACAACTTTCACCATTTAAATTTGGCATAAATTCGTGTTCTATGACTGCAACAAAACTGTAATACATAAAGTTCTTGTCTTTGCTTTGATAAACATCAATAGGATTTAGTTTATTAATATCTGGAACTAATCCTAATTCCTCATCAAGTTCACGTGTTAAGGCTTCATATGGAGACTCGCCTTTTTCAACAAGTCCTCCCCAAAATCCCCAAGTGTGTTTATGTCGTTTGTCGCTGTTTCTGAATTGTAAAAGTACACGGTTGGTATCAAGAGCAAGAAATAATGTGCCTACCCCTATAACACCTGTGAAAGGTTCTACAGGACTAGAGTCCAATATCCCGGATTGTATTCTCCCTCGTATATGCTCAGCCATTGTGTTCCTGTCCATTTGTATACTTTACTTGTATTTAAGTTCTTCGTAATTGCTGTAGTACCAAAGTTGGCACTTGCATCATATGATACTGTCCACTTTGCACCATCAAATTCAATAATATCGTTTTCTGATGCATCAACATTCCACTCTGGATAACCTGCTTTGGAAAGATCTTCTGTTATTAAATATCGTTGTCCAATTACAAGGTTTGGTATTGTACCATCGCCTGGTACATTACTATGAGGGTTAATAATTTTATCAATATTGCCTATTGTAGAAGCAGGCAATGTGTCAGTATCCAAATTAAATATAAGTTGACTATCATCTGATGGATGTTTTGCAATAGTACCTGCAATATCCTGTGAGTCATCCTCCATATCATTAGTGATTTTTAATTTTAAAATACTGGTGTTATCTTTTAATTCCTTGTCATACAATGCTAGTAAATCAGACCAACTCTTAGTCTCTATACCTCCTGAGTCATATAAAGTTGCAGAGTTGCCCAATATACTAACTTTGTAATTACCTGGCGAAACAATTAAACGTGATTGTATATCAAAACTTCTAAAGAAGTCTGCTATGTCTTCATCATATCCAATTTCGCTTAATGATTGTCCACCAAAATCAGTTATTATATTACTGTGAATCTCATGTATAATACTCTGTCTTTTAACTTTTGCAGGAGGATTAATCCATATAGGCAATATAAATGTTAATGTTGTTACATCAATTTGCTCATCTACTCCTGCCGGAATACTTCTATTAGTAAACTGTATATCTGTTAATTCGACTTCAACAATTGAGGTCCAATCAAACGGATTAGAATTTTGTTGTAACTGTATTGTTGGATTAAATAGAACTAATATCTGTTCCATTAATTGTAATTTTGTATCAGTATTAGGTGTCCATATATCAACTTGCATTGTTAAGTTGTAAGGTACTGGCATATACCTGTTAATAGTATATTGGTTGCCTTGCGTACTTTCATAACTTTGTGTATCTTCGTTAAATTTACGCTCTGTTATACTTTTGGTATCTGTAAAGAAAGGATCTTGTGTCCTATCTCTGGCAATTTGTAAACTTTGGATACTCACACCTATAAAAGGTGTGCTGTTAATAACATTTTCTGAATTTTGTCTAAGTATATGCGAAACCATTCTACTTGGATCTGCATATCTTATAGGCACAGTATTATATCTTTCGTCTTCGCCGTCTCTACTACCTTCTTTGACTTTGAATGCATGAAATATTCTAATAAATTGTAGAATATATCTTCTAATTTGTTCATCATACCAGTACTGCATATTTAATTGTCCGTCTTAGGTTTAACAACTTTACTTAGGTTTGTTCTTTCATTAGTTACAGTACCATCTGTGTTTGTTGTCTCTGTCGTGTTATTTATAAAGCCATCAAGGATTCTGTTTGCACTAGAGAACACTCTCTTACTGTCATCTGCAACTTTCACCCAGCGATTACCTGATTTCTTAAATATCCTACTAGGTGAAAAGTCTGTTCTTAAGAAATAATCACCATCAACTGCGGCTAATGGAAATGTTATTCCACTACCCAATAGTGTAGCACCATTTGGTGCACCTTCAACAGTTCCTATAAATGGTTTGCCTTTGGCAGTTTCATCCACAAATAAATGAGTACCTGCGGCATAATAAGGATCCTGTGGAACATTATTTTCTGCTTGTTTTATAATAGCATCTGAAATATCAATTTCATCTTTGTATGTACTGATGATATTTCGTAAATCGTCTTCTTCATCACCATAGCCAATAATATCTCTGTATTCTTGACTGTCGCTTATTGGACCTAATTTACATCTCCACATATGAGGCCACCAATTTGGATCAAATCCTTCTGAAGGCCTACTTGCATCTGTAATTACATAAAATCTGTTTATGGCATCTTTGCGTTCATCGAGTAATAAATCATCTCTCATATGAGGTAATTCTATAACATCGCCTGCCATAAGTTTTCTGCCTAATGTTGATACCATTGTGTCAATGTGAAAATTGATGAACAATGTGTCAT